TTACAAATGTACTGTCTGGTATAAGTTCTGCTAACATTTCGCCTGCACTAATCCTGTCTACTAGAATTAGAGTATTGCCTGAGTCTGATATCTTTGTCAATAACTTTGCCATATATTCTATACGACTTTTATTTGTAACAAGATACTTTAGTTCTGATTGATAATCACTGTGTGCTTGTGTGTCTATTAGTTGACAAATGTTAACATGACAATTTGACAGCACACCTTTATCTTGTAATTCTTTTGCTGTGATATTACCTATTACAGGTCCAAGACTTGCATGTATACTTTCAAACTCAAACTTTTCTTTAGGTATAGTACCTGTAAGACCCCAACGTATAGGAGCATTACGTAAGTTTCGTGTTAATAAATTTTTAAGTACTTCTGCTTTTGCTTGATGTACTTCGTCAATAATAATTGTGCTCACACCTTCTAAAAATTCAGCAAGTGAAAGTATTGCCGAACCATCTTTATTCTTCTTGTCAAGTATATTCAAACTTTGCCAAGTACATATAGTATGAGTCTTACCTAATTGTTTCCTATCACCAAAGTATACACCCACATCGAGATTACAATTAATGTAGTCCTCTTCCGTTTGCTCGACGAGACTCTTATTGGGGACAATAACAAGGCTACGCCCGTATTTCTCAGTCATGTGACTTAGTGTTGCTGTGGTGATAGTTTTGCCTGCTCCAGTAGCGATCTGTTGCAAGCTCTGTGGATTGTCAAGGAAGTTATTAATAGCTTCAACTTGATAATCTCTCAGTATAATTTCTTCGCCTTCTGCTGGATGACCTTTTGGCCATCTTACGCCTTGGTCTGCCCAATATCGTTCTGTACAGTGTGTAAAATTTAAATCAATAGGATGTCGTTTATCTTCAATATCAACTATTTCTACATTATTTTTTGCAAGGACTTCTTGCACTACATTAAGATGATTAACATATCCAGTACCACCAATACCAAAGAAAGCAACTTTGCCATCCCAACGTCCTAGTTTATATTGTGGCATATAACGTGCATACGGAACTTCAAACTTTAACGCACTTGCAAGTTTTCTCCGTACGTCTACCTCTAGTCCTTCTAGTTTAATATTCACTTCGTCTTCAATAACTAGTTTACATGTTCGCACGTATGTATTTCCTCTCTTGTCTATCCCACTGTCCACCTGTTGTAATCTCATCATATGTAATACGTAGATCAAATCTGTCTACGTAATTACTAACATGATTAAATGTTAACTTAGAACTATCAAAAGATAGAACACAGCTCGCTCTCCAATCTGCTTGTAGTAGCGGCTTAGGTAGTTTTACAGTACTAATATACACTACTTTAGTATCTTTGTCAACCAAATTATTAAGTTTTTGTTTTTTGATGTATTCATTAAATGGATCATTACCGTCCTTTCTAAACATTACGCTCATTTGCTCAGAAGGAATAATATGTTTGAGTATGTTATGTACTGTAAATAATTGGTCGTGAGCAGTATCAGGTTTAAGAGTAATTAACACAGGTAATCTATTAATTTCATGTATTGCTAATAGTAAATCGTTTAAGTTTATAGTTTTATTATTAAACAATACTACTGCACTATTTCTTTTTATAATATTTTGAGCTATAATACTATGATTCTTTATACTTTCGTTTACTAGATTATTATTAAATTCTTTTAATCCATACAAGTATCTTCTATCATAATATAGAGATAATGTATCTTCATTACATTCGCCTAATTCATTTTTTAAGGTTTCTTTTGCTACATCTGGAATATTACAAACTGTGTAATTGTATACACCTGGTATATAATCGTCTCTATTATTTTCGTATTCTACTAATCGATTATAGATATCAGAAAGTTCTTTGTGTACAGAAAACTTAGTCTTAAATTTATTTGCAATCTCAATAACTTCAAATATATTCTTAGGAGTTAAAGGAAAGCAATGCACATTATCTTTATAGTAATGACTTTTTTGATTATGAATATCCAATCTACGCAGGTCTTCGATTCTATCAATAACTTTTTTATTAAAAGGAAATCTAATACCAATTACTTCTTCGCCTTGATATTCTAATAATTTTATCCAATGAGATCTATCTATTTCTCTTAACGGATATTTGAGAACATTAACATGCTTATGAATATCAATATTATGCTCTGTCCACAGTCTACCATATGTTAATAACTTTTGTTTCACTACTGCAAATTGTCTGTCAGTCATAGCAGTCTTTCTAGATAACTGCTTATCTATGCTTTTAAGGATAGTTCTATCAACATTTTCCATCTTGCCTGATTCGATTAAAAAGGAAAGACAGTCTTCGCACGTGGCTGGATTCTCTATTTTCATATGTATATTATAACTTAAATTAACTTAGAAGTCAAGTGTTTTAATGGAATTCCTTGAGAAATTTCTTCAATAGTATATTCCGTGTGTGCGTAGTCATTTAGCCATTGTGTTCGATCGCAGTATAATGGATCTTCAATCTGTTGTAAGTTTTGTAATGCTACATCAAATGCTAAACTACTTGGGCCTGTAAATGCAGGCACACCTTCAATTACACTGTGTATACCTGGATTACTTGACCAACTTACCGTTGCCCATACATTATCAAAGCCCATATCAAAATCGTCATATGTGCCTTTTATTTGATGAGGTTCCTGTCTTTCTACGTGTCTTAGCCCACGTTCTATGTGTTCTAATCTACAGCGAGGGTGTGGTCTAAATAGTATAGGTCTGTCTGTTACTTTGCGTATTTGATCGTAGGTTTCTAAGAACCAGTTGCTCATACGTGGCATTCCTTGCCACTGTAAACTTTTATCGTGTTGTCCACATATAAGAATATATTTGCCTTCAGTGCGCCATGGTTTAAGCACCAAGCCTAGTTGTTTAACTCTATCATTATTATGCCCAGTTGGTCCAAAGTATGCATCACGGTTTATTCCATTAAGTGCGACTTTCCACGTTTCGCCTCGTTTAATGCCTCCGACTTCGAGGACAATGGTTGGTTTCTCTTGTTCCCATACTTCTTTGTTTCCAGCCATTCTTCCATTAAACAACACGCTCCAAATAACATTAACATCGGCACTAGAATCATTATGAGTAACATCATGCCCGTTATTGTTAAGGCTATTTGCAAAAGCATCAAAAACAGGCTTGCTATTGAGTGCACCATACTGTGTCCATAAACTAAATTTCATTCCAATACGCTTCGTTGCGATTTCCCATTAGGTCCTTACGCTTCGAATGTCCATCGTCCTTGCGGGCGCCTTTCATATGATCAATCCACTTACCTAAATCACTATTGATAAGAGGATGTCCTCCACCGCCTGTCTTAGCAGTGTTTACATAAATGTGTTCGCTGTAATCATGTACACTAGCATCTATGTTTTTCATTAAGTTTAATATGTGTCCAAACACATAACTATCATGCCATTCTTCTAATTCAAATATGCCATTATCAGCATCTTCATAAAATCGTTCAAACTCTTTTAAGAACTGTATACACATTGGATGATTCATGTTAAGTCCGTAGAAGCCACACTCTGGCCAAGTTTGCGATCCTTTACCACGTCCTACATATGTTATCCATTTGTCATCTGGTAGTTGTTCTGCAAACTGTTCATAACTCCAATCACTGTGTACAAACGTGTCAGCGTCCATCCATACTACCCAATCTTTATTATTTTCGCATGCATCAAACACTGCATATACTTTGTTAGCAAAACGTATTGCGTCCCATTTAAATTTTTTATGCCAGTCTCTAGGACGTCTTGCTTTTATATTATCTGGTGGAATACCATTTGCTTTGTCTACATCACCCCAACGTGCTTTGAATCTATTAAGTTTTGGTAATGCTTGTTTTGCATCTAAAATTAAAATATTTTCTTCATTAGGATTATTAGGTTTACAATCTTCTGCATACACAATTAACTTAATTCTAGGATCCACTCTTTCTGCAAAACTATCAATCATACGCTGTCCGTATTTTTCTAATCCTGGTTGATGAAATGTTGTTAGTACTGTTATTTGTTTCATTTGTGAACCCAATTCTTCATATGTCGCCAACACTCTCCTGAGCGTAGTTCGTCTAATCTCCAATGCATCATTGCTAGTCTACGTAGCCATGTTTCTCTATCAAAATCGTAACTTGGATTTTCGATGTCTTTTATATTCCTATTTGCAACTTCTGCCGATTGACTTCTTAAAGGGTCTAGTACAAAGATAGGCACACCTTCAATAGCGGCTACTACTGCCGGACTACTATTATAACTTATTACTGCGTAAGCATCATGTAAATCTTTTAATAGTGTACTAGTAGGAGAACTTATCTCTACTTTATGACCAATAGCACGTAGTTGTTGTACATGCTTTTGCAATTTTTTATCACCAGGATGAAACCTAACAAGTATTTTTCTATCAGTCCACCTTCTTAAATCTTGTAGTAAAACATGTAACCAATTAATTACTGCTAGACCATCCATACTCCAACCCATATCACGCTGGCATGTAATTAAAATATAATCACCATATTTTTTGTAAGGTTTTATTGTAAGTCCTAAGTCATCTCTTAAGTTTGCCCAACGCTGTGGATAAATTTTGCTATCACAATATTCTCCTGTGTTAGGAAAAATACCATCATAACTATAACGCAAATATGTTTTTGTGTTGCCTGGATCATATGCTAAAAATAAATTACTATCAGCAATAATTGTTCGTTTACCAATACTTGCTTGTCCATCTAATACATCACGTCTTAAATTTAAATGTGGTACGTGTTTACTTTGAGGATGTACAAAGCCTTGTAACACAGCAACATCAGATGGTTCATATGTGTTAGAAGTTACAATTCTTCCTTTGTCGCCTGACTTAGTTACTCCTTCTACAAAATATTCTAGTAGTTTAGGCTTTTCAGGATTTTTATTTCCTGGAGGGATTGCATTCATGTAAGCATAAACTTTTAATGGTGTATCAGTCATATAACTTCATCTCCTCTATCATTCTCAATGCAACTCCTCTATTAATTTCATCTAAACTATATTGACAATACGATAGATAATGAAGTAAGTTTAAAAATTCTGCTTCGGCTGGATATTTTGGTTTTTCTATATCTGATAGGTCGCGATTAGCAACGCTATCAACACAACTAGGCGCCATTGTAAATGCAGGAATACCATAATGCATTGCTTCAAGTGCGGCCATACTTTGATATGTAACTACAGCATAGATTCTATCTCTTGCACATTGCGCCGCTACTGTATTTTCTCTAATTCTATCTGGACGTAATCCTTTTTCTCTAATTACAATTGGTCTGTCTGTATGTTTTTTAAGTTCTGCTATTGTTTCTTTTACCCAAGTATCTTTGTCTAAATTATAAAATTGACAAGGCTTTTCACTAGGTGTAACTAGTAAGATTGGACCGCCTTGTAATGGTTTACGCCCATAATAATTCATATAAGGAGCAAATTGACACAACTCTAAAAAACGATCATTGGGCATATTTGGTTTTATTTTTGTATGTTGAATATTATTTTTAACAACTCTATAAAAGTGTTTCTTCTTCATTAAGTTGCCCATATATCCATTATCAATATAATAAAAAGGTCTACCTGTGTCCCAACATTTCCAAATTTCTTTACGCTTAGTCATGCTACGAAATGCTACTGGAATTTCATTAGGCCAAGGACTCTCATTTATTTTGCTTGATATTTCTTTTCTATCAATCACAAGAGCATTTGTACCATGTTGCCAATGCTTCATTATTTCATCATCGCCGTTCAACATCAACATACTTGGTGTTTGTGTGTCGTCAGGTTTTTTGATATACCTCTCCATATATTATACCTCGTCTTCCATCATATTAAATAGTTCTGTTTTCCATTCGGCATGAAATTCGCAATCTCTGCAATTTTCAAACCATGGGCCTCCTTCTGTATAATGAATAAGTTTTGGTTTTTCAATATCGTCATAGACTCCTACAAGATAATTCCATGTATGATCTATACTACCAATTTCTTCATCTTTTAACCAACTGAATCTGTGCATGTATGCACCATTAAGTTTTTCATCGTTTACAAAGTCTTGTGTCACTACTTTATTACTAGGATGTCCGCAGTTCCATAATACCATTGAACTCCAATTCTTGCGTGGGTAGATAGTTTGCTTTTGACCATCCATTTTTGTAGTTTCAGTAACTTTGTAATCATGTTGCACACACATTACAGCATACTTGTCGTCTGCTTGATCAAATAGTTCTTTTATATCAGTTGTCAGTATCATATCGCTATCCATAAACACTGCCCAACCTTTAAAATTTGTTAGTTCAGGAATAAGGAAACGTGTAAATGTAAATTCTGTTGATGCTAATTTATCAATAGGTCTTTTATACCAACCTGCATCTCTTAATTCTTGTTGTTTTAATGGACGTACATCTACGTCTTTGCTTCGTGCAAGGATACTATGTTTGCACACTTGGTATGCAATATCTTCTCTAGTATCATATCCTACAAATACTTTCATAACTACCTTCTTTCTATATCTTCTTCTACACAGTTTTTACCGTACTGTATCTCAACTAATTTAAGATCTGTATCGTGTTCGTTAGCTAGTTGGTGCCATGTTCCGACTGGTATATGTAAAGACTGATGTTGTGTATATACACCTAAAGTATCTATGTCAGTACTAGAGTCTAGTGTGTATACTGTAGCTGTACCTTCTGCTACAAACCAATGTTCTGAACGTTCTTTATGTTTTTGCATTGATAGTTTATTGCCTGGTGGCACGGTTAATTCTTTTACTTTAGTATGATTGTCGTATTCATGTATCACTCTATAATACCCCCAACTACGCTTTGTCTTAGGACTTTTATATTCTTCTAAAATCCAACTACTACTATTTTTCTTATCTTCTCCTCCAACACCAAATACAAAATCACAGTAAGGTAAATCACCATATGTACTCATCTCTGGTATGTTAGCATCTGTTCTATCTCCGCCGTTGGCGAAAATAACTTTTGTACCACTGCCATGTGTTGCCAGTGTTTTGTATATTGCTCCGCATGCTGTATTGTCTGCATCATCGAAACTAATAACGTCATCTACTACAGAAAGGCCTTTAATAATTTCAATCCTCTCGTCAAATGGCATAAAAAATTTGCCTTTTTTACGTATTAACCATTCGTCACTGTTTACGCCAACAATTAATTTATTACCTAATTGTTTTGCGGCTTTGAAATAAGCCAGGTGTCCTGAGTGTATAGGATCAAAACCTCCTGTAACTAATACTACGTCCATACTGATATTTATGTACGCAGTTATTTGCTTGTTGTTGATTTGATACCTTGAACTTTTGTAAAGTAAGGTTTATATGCACGTAACCAAGGACATAATTGTTTACACATGATAGCATCGTTAGGCCACCATCCAATTACATCTTGTAATTCGCATATTTCTTTTGCGGCTTCTGGTTTGATAATATAAGCACTGTGTCCTGGCAAGCCTTGTGGTATACTTTCATCTGCTACCCAGGGTACTTCTTGTTCTCCTGAATTATCTAATTTATTATATAATTTCCAATTGAATGTAGCATGATCAGGATTGTTAATACTAATTGCTCCGCCTTCAAAGTTAAAAGGTTTGAATTGTCTAGTAAAAATTGCATCATGCTCTAGAACCATTATAGGTTCATTGTGCTGTATTGCTTTCTGCCATAGTCTATAATGACTACCTGCGGCCGCAATACGTTTTGTCATGTCATATGTTTTATAGGCTTTAAGTGTCATGCCTGTGTTGGGGCACTTTTTCTTTTTACTATAAGGCCATTTCCAATTTACTTCCCACATATTATTAGGAGTAATAGCGTCAAACTTTTGTACGTCTAGCCAACTTTTTGTATCTATTATACTTTGAATACAACGATCAGCATGTAACTGACTATCTTCGTGTCCTGGAATTGCAATTATAAATGCTTTCATTTCTTCAACACATATACTCTACAAGGCACTCTACCTTTTAGTCCTGTTGATTCAAATGTTGATTCTAACTGTAAGTTTGTGTTCTTAAAAAGTTGGCGCAGTTCATCATCGTAAATTTCTACAGGATCCCAGGGTCTTGCATTATTGTCATCAGGACCATAACCATGTTCTAGATATAATTTTCCTGTTGCTGACATTTGATCTGACCATACTTTAATAGTTCTGACAGGATCAAAACAATGATCAAAAGCGTTTGAATATACAATGTCAAAATATCCTATCCAATCTTCACGTACATTATTAAAGTCGTGTTGTACAGTCATTGGAAATTTAGATGCTGTATGAGAAACTTCTGTACCTATAATTTCTGCATCTGGAAAACTTTCTTTAAAATAAAATTGTTCAGCCGCATTACGTGTGCCATGACAAAGAATTTTTGTTGCTTGGTTTTTATCTTCGCAAATCTTTCTAATAGTCTTTTTCTCAACGTAAATATTTTTTAGTTTTTTTACGTTAGCCTCAATTTGATTTTCAAGATATTCTTCGTAATTTTTATATTCATATACTTTCATTACTACTCCTACTTGTACTTATTTCATCTTTTGTGCGAATCCATGCATACTGGTATGTATGTCATTAGTCCATTCACTCATAACTTGGTACCAACCCCATTCATTAGGGTATAGTTTATGTTCTTTTACTAGTTGTCTTACTAATGCTCGATTAAAATGTTTACGATGATGTATTAGAATATCACATGGTAAAAAACCAAACCAATCATCATGAGGATTTGTTTTATCTACTTCTTCAACGATTCCAGATCCAAACGTTGGTCCTCTGTTTGGTCTTGTCATAAATCCAACAGGGCCTTTTTCATGTGCTTTGCGTAGCCAATTATGTAAATCAACTTGTCCGTCTATTTCTGTATTCCAGTCTACTCTAATTATTAAATCATGATGAATTGGTATTTTAGTTACTAAATCAGCGTGTGCTATTATAGGAGCAATGCCAAAATAAAAGTCGTCAAATAATTCTTTAGACTTTACGTATTGTGCATACTTGGCATGCTTGCTATGTGGAGATACTTCCATTGGATGGTAATGCCATTTAGGATAGTGCATTGTAAATAATCGTTCGTGATATTCTTGTGGAATAAGATTTGTCCTATTAGACCATGTATGATAATAAAAATTACAACCGGGAATTTTTTGTCGTAACTGATCTACAATAATACTATTCTTATTATTAACACCACTTACACAAATTGCTATATTCATTTGAAAAACCATTCCTTAATATTATTAGCAAAAAGCATATGACTCTTAGGTCCTGGGTGCGGTATTGGATTGGCTGTATCTAATCCGTAATCAATACGAAAATCTTTCTGCCAATTATATATTTTTAGATTCAATCCGCTTACATTAAAGTTATTAAAATACTCTTGATCTTCTGTTACCTCATGATCGACTACTAAATGAAAACTTTTTATTCCTTTACTTTTTAAGAAAGCATGTGCAAAATTCATACGTATCATTTGATCAAACTTTGCATCAAAATCTTCATAGAATGTCTTATAGTATGTGTCTACTTTTTTTGTAAATGTTTCTCGATCTTCTTCGAGTCTTTTCCAAAACGATAGAGGCATCCACTTTGCGCCGTCTGCCATGTGAGGCATCATGTGTACTTTTTGTTCCATGTTTTTAAATATTGTTTGTCTACTAAAATTAGACCAAAGTATAACTACTACTGTTTTTGGATTATAATAAGGATATTCTATAAGTCTTTTAACAATAATTTTATTACTAGCACCTGGTCTTGCTCTATTGTTTAAAGATTTAAAACCTACACTTCTTTTCAATATACTAGGCCATGCAACGTTACTAGGCTTAGGACCAGGTCCGCCGTCATCTGCTACACAATCAGGTAAACCTTGACCATAGGTATGACTACATCCAAATGTTACTAAATCGTAGCTGTTCCAGCCCATATGTTTTTCCTTGCACTTGTATCGAAATCAAAATCCCAATATTCTATATCCTCTTTGTACCAATCTGCAATATCTTGTATAGTTCTTGGATTATATAATTCTTTGTAGTCAGCTTTAATACTTGTAACATTTCTTGCACGTGGCATATTATCTATACCTAAATATTTTGGTGCTTCATCATTTAAATGTTCTAGTCTTAGTATATCACACACAACTTCGTTATTATGATTTTTTACATGATGCTTTTGTGGCCACCAACCTCTAATTGCTCTATACCAAGTTAATGATTTAGAACCCCATTTGTGTCTTTCTTCTATAAAATGCTGAAGTGATTGTGTGTTAGCATATGACTCTTGAACATGTCCTCTTTCAATTGCCTGTTTAGCAAAAAGATATCTACTAACAACTTTGCTCCAAGGATTACGCACAATAGCAAACGCTTGATGCTGTGAGGTTATATCAGGATTAACATCTATCCATCTAGCATGTTCTATACCTTTAGTGTCCCTCTCACCATAAGACTGCATTGTTGATTTAAATCCTTTGTAATCAGAAATCCAATTTTTATGTACAGGTATTATTTTATCTTTAAAGATTTCACTATCACGGATTGTCATGCCGCCGTTTTTTGGTATATGAATAAAAAGTTTCATTGTGTTGCTCCTAGTATTCAGCAACTGCATAAAAAGAATGATTTAAATCAAATCCTTCAGTAACAAATACATTTGTAAAATTTTTTGCTGTAAAATAATCTCTTATATGTTTAGGTTCTAATATGTGAATATGTTTTCTATTGTTCCAAGGCTTCCAATATATTTGATTAGGATGAGGCAAGTATAAAAATATAATTCCGCCTTTGTGTAATCTTGTTGTCCAGTGATCTAATGCACCAACCCAGTCATTTAAATGTTCTAAACAATGTGATGAAAAAATATAATCAACTTTTTTATTAGGTAAATTAAAAGCATCAAACTCATCGTTGAAAACAAGATCAATCATCTGTGCTCCAGGATACGCCCATTCTTTTCTATTGCAACCTATGTCGAATCCTTCACCTGTTAACACTTGTTTAGCGAACGGAAATGCATACTGAGCGGCAAATCCTTTACTTTGTAGTTCTGGATATACTACTCCATTATATTCAATTGTATTCATTAATATTTGCTCCGTTGTCCCTAAACATCTTAAGATGATGTTCCCATTGACTTTCTTTTCTATTAGTATATATGTATATATTTTTAGGCTTAAAATATATCTGAGCTAAGTGCATATACCCACTATCAACGCCTAAATGTGCATGGGCTTTACTCATAGCATAACCCACATAAGGAGCAGTTTTTAACAAAGGATCGTTTGCTTGTCCACCTACAACTAAAATATCATATCCTTTTTTACTCCAATTTTCTTTTAGTTGTTGTAGTTGTTCTGGCTTGAGTTTACGTTTCTTACTAGTAGGATCAAATTGTGCAGTAACAAATTTTTCAGGTAAATTTATATTTTGTTCTTTAGCACTTAAACAAGGATAGGTTTTCATATACTTGTCAACAAAAAAACTTGGTTGTAATACATTTTGTATTTTGCCTGGATATTTTTCATAGTAGTGTAATAGTGCATCTGGAAAATTACGTTGTACATGTTCTAAAAATAATTTATCATTTTCAATATTAAAGTCATGCACTTTTAAATTTACAGATCCTTCCGGAAATAATTCAATTACTTGTTTCCAAGTTTGTGGCTTGTCTCGATTATATTGATGAGGTGCAATATGTAATGTTGCAGAGTCATTATGATGTAGTCCGTAATTATATGCAATCAAACAAGAATGCACTATATCGCCAAACCCCGGACAACCATAAGGGAAGTTTTTCAGTCTTGTACTCATATATCTCATTACTACATGTTTCAATTTATCACCTTCATTAAATCTGCAACGTTCTCGCCTTTTTGTGGTAATAAGTCTTTTAAGAAAAAATGTATGAAATATGCTTTTGGTATTTGTGAATCGTCAATACCTTTGTATAGGCCATTCCATCGCCAGTCCATATTCAGTGTAGGAATCTTTTCTTTCTTTACCCAATAGTTTAGAAGCATTTGATCAGTTGACCATTTGCGATATCCTATACCATCTACAAAGTCTTTAAATTCTGGCCTTCGTATAAACTGTTCTGCTGTTTGTCCTTTTAAGTAAGGCAAAAACTTTTGGCAATTAATAACCATCATTCCCATATTATAAAATTCAGCACCTAGTGCATTCCATTTCCAATCTACATCTGTAAGATTTTCAAATGCTGACTTTGAATATTTTTTAATTTTACTTTTGTATTTTTTTGCACAAGGTAGTTCACGTTCTGCAACAGCACCAAATGCATACTCTTTAGTAAGATCCCAAAAGATATTTGGAGCATCTGGTCTAATATAAATGTCGCTATCTATTATTGCAACTTGTTCATAATCATGTAAATGTGTAAAAGCATTTTCTTTTTCGTATATAGGCATATAACCAAGACGTTCAACTGCTTCTTTGCTACGTCCTGTTACTGCCATATCTGGTCTAATTTTAAGTATAGGCTCACGTTGTACAATATGTTTCATATTGTATTTGTTACAATAGTTTGCAACACTTTGTATACAATGTTCATATAGTTTGCTTTGTGAACCGACTGCTACTTGATAAATCATCCTCTTCATGATAAATCCTTTGTAAAACTTACGTTTGTTTGAAATGTAACTTTATTGTACTTATCGAAACGCATATCCACGATGCCATCACACAGCATCCAGTCTGCAGGCATTGCTCCGTTAGCATGTACCCATCTTAATATCTTTTTTGCTCCATGCGGTGTAATACGATAAGCTCTAGCGCCTTCATACCAATTACCTGGCGGTATAGGTTTTGCTTTTTTAAATCCTTCGAACTTATATACATCACATTCTTCATATTCGCCCATTGGCTTTTTAAAAACAACATCATGTTCAAATATACATATTGGTTCATTTGATGTGTGGCATTTTTGCCACAGTAAGTACTGACTCAAAAAACATCCTTGTGTACCCGGACGAGCAAGCAATCGTTCTGCCTTTTTATGTTTATATACTTTTAAATTGTAATCAGATAGTCCTTGTTCCATGCCATTGACACCTTCAAAAAGTTCTAGGTCCCAATTACGCATAGTGCCTGTTTCCAAAGCACGGTTGGCCATACTTACACTATCTGGATAACTAGGTAGGTAGATTATATAGCCTTTCATTTTTTTAACTCTATTTTTATTTCTTCCATTACTTTTTCATACCAGTGTTGCGGCAACCATTTTAGTTGTGCTTGTTTAAATTTTAGCCCTTCTTTTTTATTTCCTTTTCCTGTACTAAAAACATTATTCTTTTTAATACCCCAACTATTCCAGTTGTATCCTATATGGTTATAATTATTTCCCATATCTTTCCATTCAGACATTACTTGTCTTAACACTACTTGGTCAACGAACCAATAACATCCTTTTTCAAATGCTGTAATCATTCTTCTAGCAAATAGGTTACGCCATTCAATACCTTTTGTATCTATGCCTGGACTTAATGCACTAGCAATAAAAATATGTTGTTCTTTTGGCTTTGGCATAACCCCAACAGCATTTGTTACTTCTTCAAACTCGTGACCATGAAAGCCGTTGCGTAAAATACTGTCGCAGTCAATTTGCAATATTCTTTGATGCGGGTATGTAAATATTTCTGCCATTCTAATAAAACGAACACTAGCCAAATATGTACGTCTAGCAATATAATCCAAATCACTTGTGTTAAAGATTTGCATTCCTTCGCCCATCATACTTTTATTTTTTGGCAGGTCTTTATAAAATTGTTCGTTAGTATCTTCCCAAGTGTATGTAAATTTGTATTTTCCCATTAGATCTTTTAATACGTTATGATCAATATTCCCTTCGTTAATAATATGTACATGAACATGTATCCAACCTACTGTCCTATTAATACTTTGCTGTAGTGCAAATCCATGGCGGTCAAAATAATCATAATCACAACTAAAATAAATTACATTAGGTTGTTCTCTAGGACACATATGCCCTTTTAATTCAGGAAGTTTAAACATCTATTGCTATCCCTGGTCTATGTCCGATAATGGCATTTTTCTCACCTCTACCGATCTTTCTAATCATTCTATAACCAAGTGGAGCAAGTATTTGTCGTATACTATCAGCATGTAACCCATAACGCTGAGGATGATCTTTGCACTCATATAATATAATAGGATGACATCTTTTGATAGTCTCGTATCCGCCTTGTGCTACAAAAGGTTCATACCCTTCGGCATCTATTTTTATAAAATCTATATTTTCTAAATTATAAAAGTCTAAAGGCATAACAGGTACATCACCTTCTCTTTGACTTGGATCTATGTGTGTGCTAAAACTTTTATTAGTTGTCTTAATTGAAACAGACTCTTCTCTAGCACCTAATCCAACAGGATACGTAGTTACATTGCCTACTGCTCTCTGTTCTAAATTGTAATTCATACATTCATAAATCTTAGGATTTATTTCAAATGCATGTACATGCTCAAAACTTCTACTCATTTGAAATGCAGTAATACCAACATGGGCACCAACGTCAATTGCTACTCTCCATTTTGCACAATAGCTCATTGCAGTTACAAGTTCAATATTTTGATAATTGTTAATATCGCCGTTGCCTTGCTTCTTTGCACTTTTTAGGCATATATCATTTTGTGTTGTACGCCATCCATCTATTTCATTATACATCTTGTTCTACCTGATACTTAAATGTTGTTTTCCATGCAGTTCCATCTTCATATTCTTTACGACTAAACTGACTGTGTGCAATATGTTCTAGCATAGGTTTTCTGTCAAATCCAAATTGGCCTTGCCAGTGTTGTACTGCACTCTGGCCTAATACTTCAATTGGCTTGCCTAAACATAATGCTTCAACAACTGCCATACTATGATATGTTATTACTTTTTTTGCTTTCAACATCATAGGTAAAATTTCTTGAAAGCGTTGTCTACGCTTGCCTTCCTTTTCTCTTATTATTAATTTTTCTGGTAGACTATCATAATGTCGTACTGTATTTGTACGCCATGTACTATAATCTTCTCCTAAGTATTTAAATATATTACTGTTGTTAGGCATTACTAAAAGGTTGTAATCACCTTCTTCATTCCACTCTTTCCATAAGTCGTCATCCATTTCTAAATGTTCTATTCTGCTTTTATTTACAGGAGGACGTACTTTAGTATTTTGTAATGAATTATAACTGATACGATAATATAATGGCGTTTTGTGTCTATGGTTTCCTATATATCCGTTATCTAAGTGAAAAAAGTTTATGCGTCTATCTTTTGAAATAGTATCAAACACCCAATCATCAAATGGATGACTAAATGCTAGATATCTATCTAATTCAAATTCTTCTGGACGTTCTATTGTTTTTACATCACAGTGTTTATAAAGATAGGAAAATAGTTGACCACGTAATTCTTTAGAACGTTTTGGAATTTGAAACTTATACTGATGCATCTTCCATACCCGCAACTCTCAGTTTGACAACATTTGTTATCTGCCACTGTTTTTGATCAAGACCTTTTAATAAGCCTAACCATTTGTTACGAAGTAATGCAAACTCATTAATAATCTTTTCATAGTCAACTACGTCTGCTTCACCGTCTACATACTTTTCTACGTCACGACTTGACAAAGCTCGTTGATAATTTTCAAGATATTTTTTGAAAAATGAACTACGCAATCTGCGTAGCTCAATATTTAGGTAATTAAGGATTGCTTCAATTTCTTGTAATTGATTAAATCTATGTTCAACAATGCCGGGCATTTCTGCCGCGGCACGTTCAACGTTGCCTTTTAGTTTAACTTCACTTCGGGCATCAATAAGTTCATCTTCGAAAAACTTAATTGCATTGGGGATCTTATTGATATCTCTAGCTACTTCAGAGTAATATCCCATTTAATCTTCCCAATCATCTTCATCATCATCTACATCTGTTTCAAGATCTAAATAATAATTAATAGCATTGTCTAATACATCACAACTGCCTAGTGCATCTCTAAAACATTGATCGTCTGCACCGTAATCGGCACAAGTATCAACATAAGTTTCTGCAACAGTTTCGATAGTTTTTTTATCTATACTATCTTTAAATGTGTTCCACATGTCAACTACAAGACTACTATCCATATTTTACTCCTCGGTTAATTCCAATTCAGGTGCCTCTTCTACCGGCTCTTCATCTTGGGTATTTACCATAGGTGCAAGTTTCTCGTTGTATTCTGACATAATCATATTCATCTTGTCAGGATCCATCCATGCCTTACGATAATCAAGATGTTCTTCACCTTTAAGATCGATATACTTGAGTCTGTTACCTTGTTTTTCTAACAAGCCTTTTTTCTCAAATAATTCAATAAGACCACTGTAAGGATTCATACCTGTGTCATATGGAATTTTGACTTGTACGCCTTCAAACGGTTTAGCATATCTAGTCTTCATTACCTTACAGCCAGCTCTAATACCACGTACTTCTGATATCTTATTACCAGCTTCGTCTTCTTTTAGTTTCATCTTTTTCATTGCAACAACAATACTTGATGCGTAGATAAAACCTTGACCACCACTAATTTTGTCATCTGGATCAAACATATCCTGTGATGCATAAGTGTGGTTAGTACATACTAGTCCTACGTTGTAACTACCAATCATGTTAACTGTGTTACGAACTAGTGCTGTCAACTGCTTAGGCTTACGACCCATGTCACCTTTCATGTCGCCTTTTTGGAACTGATCCATATCAGTTGGTGTAAGCAACATACCTAATGAGTCAACTACAAACAATACTTTAGGACGATCTTCTTCGTTCATTGCTTTGTAGTCTGCCATAAATGTTGAAATAGTTTTCGCTACATCATCGATCATTGACATATTAAGTTTAAGGAGTTTATCTTCTCCAGTGTCAACATCTAATGCTTGTAGCCATGTTTCATCAAGTGCATTCTCTGAGTCAATTAATACTACAAAGATACCTTGATCTTGTGCGTGTTTTACAATATTACCTGCACAGAAATAACTTTTTCCTGCACCTGATTCGCCTGCAAACACTGTTACTTTACCAAGCGGAACACCTTTGTGAAAGTCTCCACTTACTAGATAGTTTAGTGCATATGAGCCTGTGCTGATCCAATCTGTAGGATCGTTAAAGCCACTACTCATACCTGTTATACTCTTTGTTAGGTCCTTACGGAACTTACTAACGTCAAATGATTTAGCCATAGTTTCTCCTTGTTAAAAGCTAGTAGGGGAAATTAATCCCCTACACATACCTGTTTATTTTATGATTGACGTGCTCTAATCATTGATAAAATGTCTTCAGCTTTACCTGACGGTGCAGGTGTCTCTGTAGCCGGAGCCGCAGGAGCCTCTTCTGCTACTGGAGCAGGTGCCGCTTCTGGTGCCGGTGTTGGAGTTGCTGGAGCCGCTGGTGGAGCCGCTGGAGCAGGTGTTCCTGCTTTAGCCTGTGGATCACCTGTTCTTGCCGCCATTCCCGCTGGACGGAAATATTGACCAAAACGATCCATGTCATACGCTTCACCATCTACTGATGCTTCAAACATTTCTTTCATGACTTTTACTTCAACTTCTGAAGGTTGTTTCGGAAGGAAGTCGCTCATGTTAAACAAGCCATTTGTTTCAATAGCCTTCATTTCAACATCTGTCAATGGACGCTCTCTACGTGCCCAATTAGAAGTTGAATAATCTGCATATCCACCCTTGCTTGTTTTATTAAGACGGAAGTCTACACCAGCAGTATAATCTGTTGGTAATTCTTCCATATCCGGATCCATGAGAGCCGCTTTAATAATTTGGAAAATCTGTGGTCCAATAATAAATCTACGAATTGGATTTTCTGGTGTTGAATCTTCATTCAACGCATTTTCCGTTACAAAACCTTGGAATACATACGAACGTTTCTTCCAATATTTTCTACCCATGTCTTCTAAACTTGGATCTTTAAACCATGCACGTACTTCATTTAAGATGTCGCATGTTTGTCCGTACATTTCCATACATGGAACTTGTACTTGTACAGGACGTGAATCAGTTTCACCTTTAATTCCTGCAAATGGAAGTTTGATCATCAAACGTTCTTTCCAAAAGAAAGTGTTTGTTTCGTCTCCATCTGGAAGGAATCTTAGAGTTGAACTCTGTCCTTCTTGCATGTTCCAAAATGGGAAAATTGCGTTGTCACCGCCTGACGAACGATTGCCGCCAGTGTTTGCTTCTTGTTCTTTCAGTTTAGCTCTGATTTCTGCTAGTGTTGCCATAATATAAGCCTCCTATGTTTTTTGCCTTATAGCTGTTTTGTATTGCCTACGAAGTGCATTACTTTATACATAATACACTCTATTACTTATAAAGTCAACCTTTTTTTTGACTTTATTCTGAAATTTGGTTATCTTAGTCCTGCTAGGGATTGGATACGTGCCATTTCAGCATCTTTCAAGCGTAATAAGTCTGCCATTACTGCTTGAGCTTCATCAACCATCTCAGTGCCGTACTGTTTTTGTACTGCTGTTAAGACCGCTGTTTCACCTTTAGGGAACGCATTGCTAGTATAATCGTACATACCTTTAATGAATTCATCTAATGGAATTTCGTTCTTTTTCTTCAATTCGTCGCCGTTTCCTTTTGGGCTAATATCAATTGTCATTGCATCTTTGTCGTTTTCAGCCTTTTCTGCATCATCGCCAAACATCATTTTAAATACTTTATATCCACCCAATAATAGTGCAACTACTACTGCTCCTGGTAGAGCATATTGTTTTGCCATATCTACAACTTTGTTCAAATTTGGAACTTTGTCTAATGCTCCGCCTGCCATATCTTTTAATTCGTCAGCTGTTTGTACAACTTTGCCACCTACATCATCAATTGCAGTTTTTGCTTTATCTATTACTTCGCCAGCGCCATCAAGAGCATCACCTGCTTTACCAACAAGTTCTGCACCGCCTTTTACTGTATCAACTGCTCCTTTTGCTACGTCTACTGTTGCACTTGGATTAGCCGCCGCTACTGTGCCGACTCCTGCCTTTACTGGATTCTTAGCTGACCAACCTAATATGTTTTTTGCACCCTTTAGCATTCCTGGTAATACTCTAGGACCAACTGTTCTT